ATCTGATCATTATTGAGCAGAACAAGGGCCTCGGGAGCGGTCGAGCCAGTGAGTTCCTGTTTCTTCAGATTGGCAGGATCAAGGCCCTCGTATTGGTTCAGCACCTCCATGGCAGTAGCCAGGGCGACGGGAGCGTTCGGTAGCGTTTTGTACAAGCGACGGAGGACCGCCTTCTTCCACCCTTCCGTCCAGAGTTTGTCGGGATGCCACATTATAGAGTTCGGCATCTCTGACATATTCCGTATTCGCTGGACGATCTCGCGTGGCATGTGTTCTGACAGATGATCCCCATGCGATGTCTTCGCCACTGCGAACACCTCGACGGCGTTATTCTCGATCTGCTGATCGTGCGAAGTATTGAGACGGTACTCGACATCGTGATGCGGACCGAGGTAGCCGAACTCATCGTTCTTGAACACCACCTCAGCACGGGCGAAACGGACGGCGCCAGAGGCAACCGGGATATGGATCAGGCCACGGTAGGACGGCGAGGCATAGGCAAACGATGGGACCTCCTTGTACTTGTCCCAGGATTCGCCGTCTTTCTTCTTCCGCATCTTGCGCGGAATGATGTAGCAATGACCGACCGTCGGGTTCAGCGTTAGGCCCATCGAGGCAGCCTGCAGCATCGCGTCGTAGATTGACTCCGGGGTACATTCCCGCAGCTTCGGCGTCCGCTTAAGCAGAGACAGAACGTGCAGCTTCTCCTGAGCGAACTTCAACTCCTTGTCGGTACGAACCCCAGAGAACCGGCGGCTGGCCTGCTGGATCGCTTCGTCGATCGTCGTGATTTTATTATTTGCCATGGTTAGATTTCCTCGTGCTTTTAGCCTTCGCTCGGACTTCCAGGAGCGAGACGATCAAGCTGTCAACCTCATTACAATCAATAGAGATCACCTTCTTCCCTTGGTTGATCTCGTAATAATGTTTCGTTACGAAATTGAACCGCACCGTCTGCTCGGCATATTTCCCCCAAGCCTTCCAGACGCACCTGCGTTCGCGTTTTAATTTTTCAGCCATTGAACTCCTCCAATGTTTAGTTTGACCGCGACCGGGAGTCCCTTCCCGGTTTCGTCCAGTCAGGACTCATCAGGCAGCCTGTGAAATCTCCTGCCATTGATGCCGCGGCAGCTCCAGGATCGAGCCACCGAGACGCTCAAAGTCGGTCGCACGATCATAGTCGTCGACGTCCTGTGAGAACCGCGTGACAGCGTTCACCAGACCGAACTGACTCAGATCAGCACCTTCGATAAGATGGCGCAGCACACCGGACCGCTCACCATCTGTGAGGCCAAACCGCTTCTGCATCACCTCGATAGCAGCAACCGGATCACCATCGATCAGATTGGTCGTGGAGTCAGACATGCGACGAACGATCTCCTCGAACTTCACCTTATTAAGCGAGCCACGAACGACGTCCTGAACCTTCAGCCAGAAGGCGCGGTCATCGGCGCGAAGGGTCTCGTCGCGGAACATCTCGGCGACGGACTCACCGCCATCAGCGATGCGACCGACATGGTGCCGGGACATCGAATGGTCGGCGGCGATCATGCCGTTCAGGCAGACCAGGCGGTACACCAGAGGCTCGACCTTCAGCGCACCATTGCCGATCTCGGAGTTGGTAATCACGATCCCTGACTGCACCGGGTCGTCTTTTTTGACCTCCATCTCCAGCTTCGGAAACAGCGCCTTGATGTACATGCGCGAATCCGTGATCTCGGTCGAGACGATCTGGATGCCATCGGCCTCCTGCAGCACCGGAAGGACAGCCTCAGCAAGATCGAAGTTATCCAGAGTGCGGTAGCGATCAGACAAGAAGGCACGAGCATTACCATCCAGGGTGCGGACCATGCGGCGTTCCGGCTTGTTCTCGAACCAGTGCTGGACGTTGTTCACCAGAAGCTCTGGTGCATCGGTGATCATCCGGTCATAGTATTTCTGGGGGATGCCGACACGCTGCGCGATCTGGCGGTGAGTGTTGCTGGCCATATCGAAATAGCCCTGACCATTAACACGAAGGCGCCACTCTTCATGAGTAGCAGCGCTGCTATTCTCATGTTCACAATTAGGGCGATGGATCTCCAGCTGGCGAGTATCAGCAATAAAGTCGCGCTTCGACTTCTGCTGGCGCTCAAGTTCAACAGCCAGATCGGTTAGTGATTTTCCTGATTTCATGATTCTAATCTCCTTTAAAAAGCCCGCCTATCTCCCGGCGAGTGAGGGTTTAAAAGTTAGGCCCGCCTTACGGAACGGACCAACTCATAATCGTGCATCGACTCAATATCGATGGCCTTCTCATGCTTGCCGTCGGGATCCAGATCAGAGCGCAGAACACTCCACCCATGATCGACGCACCAATAATTCTCGTTAGCATCGTAATCGAAGGCTCGGTAAGTATTGGGTCCGGCAGGACGAACCCGGACAACCTCATAGGCCACACCATTACGATGAGACCAGATGGTTTTTCCATCATCGTCGGTAAACCCGCTGCAGTGATCTCCAATATATTTCAACCGGGTCCCAGCAGACCATGGCGCTTCTTGTGGGATAGGGCGATCCATCACGCACCTCCAGACCGACCAGTATCTTTCGCAAAACGATCCCAGAGGAACCGTTCAGCAGCAACATGATCAGCGAAGCTTTGGCTCTCGTTGGAGACAGTGACGATGTATCCGGCGCCACCATCTTCTTCGATATACCCCGGCTCGTAAGTGTATCCGCCAGTGTTTAATGGGATTGAGTCATCGCCGGTGGCAGCAGATAGATCGTCATGATACTGACGAGTCTGTGCCCATTTTAGAAAATTGTTATCTTCTTTTGTCATGGTTCCCTCCTTTTTTTAGTTACCGTGACCGAGCCATCGCTCGGTTTCGTCCGCACCACCGGACTCATCAGACGGCGATAGTTTCGTTTAAAATCTCACCCAACTGGTCGCCATATTTATGTGCCAGCGCCTCTTTCACTTTGGCGCAATAAGGCAGATCAAGCTTCCGCCAATCGTGCAGATGATCACCTTTCAGTTTGAACATGACAGCCTTTTTACATTTGCGCTTTGCCCAACGGACATGCTCGTAATCATCGACCAGACTGGAAACGAAGCAATCGCCATCAGGGATATAGGTGTGCTCTTCATTGCCACCGAAGGTCTCGGTCACGGCTTCCAGCTTGACGACCATCGCATCGAAACGATCGCGCTCTTCATTGGAGACGAAGTCGAAGTAATATTCACCGCCATGCGCCTCGTCGAGAACACTTGCGACCTTCTTCCCGTCTCGATATAGATTCGCACTGAAACCGTAACCGTCATGACCCTCAAAGCTCTTAACATTTTTTACGGCGTATTTTTCTGTGTTTTTCATTTGGATTCCCTCCGGGTTGATTATTAAAACGCTTTACCAGTGATCTCGGTATATTCTTCAGGGGAGATCGATCCCTGAGTTGCAGCAGCAAGAGCAAGATTGTCTCTGACGGCGAGGGCATCACCGATGTTTGCCCACGTCCGATTAGAAACGTTCGCCTCAATATTTCTGTTGAATTTTGAGATCTTGGAAATGAGGTCGTCAGTACAAGCCATGACACGGCCATGAACTGAGACTACTTCTTCGTGGTTTAATCTGCGTAATGACATTTGGATTCCCTCCGGGTTGAAATTTAGTTTTGACATTTCCTAAGCACGCCTCTAATATAGACGTGTCGAAGCAAGAAGTCAACAAAAGAGACGATCTAAATGAACAAAGATAACCCACAGATTCAAGAGCTTACGGCAGACCCAGAAATAATAAAGGCCAATTTCAGGCGTTTATGGGGAACAATCCACGAAGCGATCAGGGAAACCGGGTTGGCGAAGCAGACAATCTACAGAACAATCGAAAACGCAGAGGTCAGCGACACCATCGCTGGCAGGCTTTACAAGATGGGAATCGACCCGAAGGAACTGGTGAAGAATATCGAATAGGAATAAAAAAAGGCCGGGGGTATCAATTCCGGCCTTTGAGTTTTACCGCCAAGGGAGGAGAAGCGGTTTACAGATGCAACTTGAGGAGAAGCACCATGACGTCAAATTTAACACATCGAACGAACCTCGCGCAACAAAACTCCTCATTTATCCTGGATTGCATAAAAGATAAAACTGATTTAATATCTGTATTGTTAATACTATCTTAACAAAAGAGGCAACATAATGAAGAAGACCCGACGAGAAGCTATCGACGCCCTGGAAAAATATTATGACACCAGGAAATCTTGTAAACATGGGCATACCTCAAAACGCAACACTGCAGATGGATCTTGTGTTTCCTGTCGGATTGAGTCCAGTGCTAAACAGGCCGAACAAAATAAAAATATACGCGCCATGTTGAATGAAGCCAGCAAAAATTAAAGGTCGTAATTAGACTAAGACATATCAAAAAGGAGATTTTGTGTACGGCAAACTTTTCACGTCTATGTACGATGGAACACTCGCTGAAGATTGGCGAGCCCTGATCACATTCCAGCAGATGATTATCCTGTGCGATGCTGATGGCTTTATAGATATGACACCAGAAGCGATCACGAGACGTACCGGAATACCAATTGAACACATCAAAACCGGGATTGAGATATTAAGCAGTTCAGATCCTCACAGTCGAACAAATGAGGATGATGGACGAAGAATAATGCTCATCGATGAACATAAGCCTTGGGGTTGGTACATCGTAAATCATAAAAAATATAAACACTTACAAGATTCTGACATGATCAGAATACAAACAAGAGAGAGGGTTCGTAAGCATCGGGAAGCGAAACGGCAAGTAACGGATGGTAACGATAATGTAACGGACAGTAACGTAAAGAAACGACATATAGATACAAACACAGACATAAAAGAAAAAGATATGAAGGGTTGTATTAACGAAATCTTCGATTATTGGAGAACCACCCTCAAACATCCTAAAGCCGTACTTGATAATAAACGTCGTGCCAAACTTAAACAGGCACTGAAAACCTACTCTTCCGGCGACCTTAAAAAATCGATCAAAGGGTGCTCGTTATCGCCATATCACATGGGCGACAACGACAGAAACACCAAGTACGACGACATCACCCTGATTATGCGGGACGCCGAACACATCGAGCGATTCATGGCCTATGCCGACAGTCCACCAAAACCAAAGGAAAAACCCTACTTAAGCGCGAACGAGAGTAGGCCCAGGAGACCGCTGACATGATCCATGAGGCGGAGGAAGCGACCTTGGGCGGCCTGATGATCGACAACAGCCGCATCCACGACATCACACTGACGGCTGATGATTTCCACGAACCAGTCCACCAGCACATATTCCAAGCGATCACCGAGCTCATTAATGCCGGCAGCGTGGCCGACAGCGTCACCACGGCAGAGTGGATGGAGAGGAACCACGGATCCGATGAGGCCAGTCTGAGAATCATCGGGCAGATGACGAACAACACCCCGTCAGCAGTCAACGTCCACATATACGCAGACCTCGTCAAAAACGATTCCAGGCGCCGGCGAGCGTTCGGAATACTGCAGGATGGGATCCAGACCCTGAGCGAGGAGGGAACCGCCAGCATCGATGAAATCATCGCCGACCTTATGCAGCTGGTTGACGGGGCCAGGCGATATGAGAACACCATCCAGGGAGCGGTGGCCGAGGCCGCTAACAGGCTCGAGTGGATGGAGCAGAACCCAGGACTGATCGGTTTATCGACTGGCCTGCTGGATCTCGACAACCGGCTTGGAGGGTTTCAACCATCAGACCTTTACGTGATCGGTGCAAGGCCATCGATGGGAAAGACCGCGCTAATGTTGAACATGGCACTCAGCGCCGGCAGACCCATAGGATTATTTTCGGCGGAACAACCCATGGTGCAAATCGGCCAGCGAGTGATCGCTATATCCGGAGGCGCCTCAACATCGAACATGCGCCGGGCCGAGATGGGACGTGCAGACTGGGATGCCGTCAGCAAGACAATGAAGAACCTCAAGGACACCGTTATCCACATCAACGACAAATCGGCTCCGACCATCATCGACGTGGTCAGACAGACCCGGAAATGGAAACGGGAACATGACATAAAAGGCATCTATCTCGATTACATCCAGCGCATGCGCGGGCCGAAGGGGATGAAGCGACACGAGCAGGTCGAGGAGATAGTCCGGGGCCTCAAAGAGCTCGCAAAGGAGCTGGACATCGCCGTCATCGCTTTGGCGCAGGTCAACCGCGACGTGGAGAAGCGTTCTGACAAACGACCACACATGGCCGATCTCAGGGACTCTGGTGCCATAGAGCAGGAAGCCGACAACGTGATGATGCTTTACCGGGATGAGGTCTACAACGAGAACACCAGGGCAACCGGTGTCGCCGAAATCAACATCGAGAAGAATCGGCACGGTCGAACAGGATTTATCAAGATCGAGTGGAGAGCCGAACAGATGGTTTTCATGAACCTCGGACCGCAACACATGGAGGATTACCAGTGAGCGAGACCAGACCATGCCCGAGATGCGCGAACACCAGTGGATACGATCCGGAACCGGAACCGATGTGCTGTGGTTATCCGGTTACTGATGACTTTTCGGACGGGCTAATATGCTGCGGCAGCCCTGAACCAGACTGGGGGCCATGCAGAAGATGCGGCGGAACCCGGGAAGACCTGAAACCACAGACCCACTAACAGGAGGGACAGAAAATGAGCATCAACTTCAACGAACCAGTCAACGAGGCGACGAACTCACTGATCAAGGAGCTGTTCGGAGTGCCAAAGGCGGACGATAGGAAAACGTATTTATTCGACGAACTGAACACAATATGGGGAAACAAGATGAAGCGCCTCACCAACCAGGCGCAACAACCGGTGACCGTCGAAGCCAACAGTATAGGAGACATCAAGACCATGGCCGACGGCACGCGTTACCGGGTAACGCATACGGGATGGGAGAAGACCGGTGGCTAAGAATACGGACAAAACCAGCCCACCAGGTGAAAAGCCGGCAGCTCCGCCGATGCCGGAGGAGCCAGAATCAGCCGATACGAACCCAGACTTCGTCGCCTATGCCGAACAAGTGATCCTCGTCGGATCTGACTGGTCGGATACCAGGGGATATACGTCGAAGTTTATGTTCACCGACAAGGACACTGGAGGGCATCCGCTGGAAGGATTCAACAAGGGCGCCAGATTCCAGATGGTCCTCGTCGAGGTCGCAGACGACGAGGAACCGATAAATCAGAGGCTCAAGAAGAAGCTAATGAAACAGCTCGATGACCAGAACAAGGGCGGCCGCTGGTCGAATGATTGTGGGATGTTATGCAAGAGCACTGATTATCAACGCTACCTCTTCACCATCGGCAAGATCTCTGGGCAATGGGATGAGAAGACGAGAGTCGCGATGGCTAGAGAGCACATCCTTGAAATGCTCAAAATCAAGAGCCGGCGCGAGATCGACCATAGCGAAAGTTCAGTCGCGGCATATGCCAATCTGATACTCGATCCATACCACGAGTGGGAGCGCACCAGGACGAAAAAATGAAGCTACCGACGCCGAAAATGACGATCTGGACCTATCGCTACAGCGACTCAATGCGCTGGAACGGAATGATCTGGCGCAGCCAGAAGGGGACCGCGCGCATCAAGATCGACAACATCATTCCAAGCAGCAGCAACATGGAGCCGCAGCAGGAGACCGCCGTCCGCCAGCGGATCCTATTCAATTTTTGGCGGAAACTGGGGGCAGCATGACGGAGAAACTGATCGAAGCACTGGCAAGGACCATCGAGTTCATCAAGGAGGAACGGGATTCGTTCTTCGAGTGCTGCTCCAACGGGGAAGGGTTCCTCGAGGACTCAGACGCCAAGGCACTCGCCGACATGGACGAGATCATCAACCAGGCCGAGGAGGCAATCAGAGAGGCGCAATCATGACCAGGGAAATCAAGTTCGACATCCCTGAAGGGACAGACCCGAGCCGATGCAAGGGCTGCCGAGCATTAATCTACTGGATCAAGACAGAGGCCGGGAAAAACATGCCGGTGGATAAGGACGGGACCAGTCACTTCGCTACTTGTCCTGATGCAAACAGGTTCAGGAACTACGATCCGGCCAAGGACCCGCGGCGGAAAAGACAGAATGAGATGTTCGGCCGACTAATGGAGATCAAACCAAGGCTGATAATGATCGAGCAAAGATTCGTCGATTCCATCGCCCAGAAATTCAGGGGAAACCAGAAGCAGCTGACCAAGGGCGAGGATTCGGCGCTGGAACGGATCCATAAGGAGCGGGGATGAATATCATCAAAATGATAATCGATATTTTTATTGAATTATTCACCTTCTATAAACCAGATGAGGACGAAGGATACGACCAGGCCATGAACTCTGAGCCGCCGGCACCACACGATGAACTAGGAGACGATGATGGGATGGGCAGGAACAAAAAATGAAAACTCATATGGCAGAGCTACTTGTTCTTGGTGCAACAGGAGAATACTGCTCAAAAAGGACGGATGTGTGAGAAAACACAAATGTATTCGTAAGCAGCAGTTAGGAAGGATTAGGAGTCCTACAGATGCCGACCGCTGAGATCAAGAGACACTGGGATAAAGTCGGGCAGATGTGCTGCTTGATCACGAACCGGCCGGGTCCGACCCTCCACCATTGCACCGGAGGATCTATGACAGAGATCATCGGCCTGACCGGGGTCGCGCTGAAGGTGAGCGACTGGTTGGTGATCCCACTTGATGCCCTGATGCACACGGGCAACCAAGGGATCGACGGTAGCATGGGGGTCGAGACTTGGGAGGAAAGGTTCGGTAAGCAGGCACACCACCTTGATGAGGTGAGCCGCAAGATCGGATACAACGTCTGGCTAAAAGCAGGCATCAACAGAGAGGTGACACTATGGTGAATAATACTGACACAGACATAAAAATTCATGATCTCAAGATATGGCCGGAATTCTTCGACGACGTCGATACCGGGAGAAAATCATTCGAGTTACGGAGAAACGACCGAAACTACCAAGTCGGCGAAATCTTAAAACTCAGAGAATGGGCGCCACAGAACAAGGAATATTCCGGGCGCGTCACATACAAACAAATCAATCACATCATGCGATTCGCAGATCTAGGATCAGATATTCTAACGACCCTTGGTCTTAACCCGAGGCCATCATCAATGAGCACCCTCGCCATCCTGTCAATAGCCCATATGACAACAGAAGCATCAATCAAGATGACGTTTATGGAGATGAAGGCACGCCCACTGAACATCACTGAGATGGGGGACCCTGATTTCGAGTCGAACCACTATCTCGCGGCGCAAATACACAAGATTGATGTGTACATCACCACACCGGATCAGGATGCCCTGCTGGACACATACCTGATTACCTCCAACGAGTTTCACCCGGGATGGATTCAGTGGATTTGTACTCTCGTCCATCTTAGGGAAATCAACGGATCGAGGCCGGCCATCAAGGACTATCCCCAGGCAGAGTATGAGATGACCGTGCAGGCCATCGATCCAGGGACGCCGATCAGTAGCAGAGAAACAGATTTCCACGACATCAGGTTCCTAAACCCTATCGACAGCAAAGTTCAGTTCAATGGGATAGACGACTATCAGGCCAAGAACATCCAGACGATGATGATGCAGCTCATAGCAAACGGGCAAATATCGCCGGACTCAGACTTCAGGAGAATATGGACACAGGAAGTTAACAGGCGCGTCCTGGAGATGAGAAGTGCCCACTAAGCGGGCCATCTTTGTCGGGGTTGATCCTGGGTTAACCGGCGCCATCGGAATCATCGACCAGGATAGCCGGTGCATAGCAGTGATCGACGTCGCCACCAAGTTCAGGGATATATCTAAGACCAGGATCAAGAAGGAGTTCGACGTCAAGGTTACCGCGGACAGGCTGACGGACCGGATCGTGAACTACCTGGAATATGAGTGGCACGGCTGCATAGAGATGCCGTTCTCGATACCGGCGAAACCAGGAGACCCGAACTCTGGGAGTAACGTAATGAGCATGAACTCATTATTCCAGACCTACGGCGGCCTGCTGGCGATGCTCGAGATGGTCGAGATCGAGACGATGACCATCCGACCATCCGACTGGAAACGGGGATTCGGTTTAACAAAATCCAAGAATCTATCACTGGAAATTGCAGCGAATATGTGGCCGACAGCCGGGATAGTTCTCAAGAAGCAGCACAACCAGGCAGAGGCCCTGCTGATGGCAGAGTACGCACGTCTAACCTGGAAACGACAACAGATGGAGGCAAAGAGATGACGACAACAAACTATCCACTAACATGGCCGGATGGATGGCCGAGAACAGAATCAGGGTGGCGCGAGAACGGAAAGTTCAGCACTAAGTCGACAAGATACACGGATCACGGTAGCTACCAACAAACAACCGGTCTGACGACTTCAGGAGCAGTCACCAGAGTCATAGAGGAGATCAGGCGTATGGGGATTGATGTGGAAGATATCATCATCTCGACGAACATAAAGACCCGGCTTGATGGATTCCCGAGATCAGGACAGCGAGCACCAGACGATCCTGGTGCCGCGGTCTACTGGCAAGAAGATGATCGCCACCGGGTTATAGCGATTGACCGATACCACAAGGTCGAGCACAACCTGGCCGCCATTGCAGCCACGATCGCAGCCATGCGCGGGATCGAGCGATGGGGTGGGGCAAAAATCCTCGAACGGGTATTCAAGGGGTTCGATGCCTTGCCATCGCCAGAAGATGTCGAACCAGGAAACCCATGGTGGGAGGAGCTAAGGACAAATCAGGATGCTCCTCACCAAGAAATCCAGCTCGCATATAGACGCAGACGTAAAGAAACGCACCCAGACATGGATGGCGGGAGCACCACAGCATTCATGGCCGTACAAGCCGCCTATGACGTAGCTAAGGCAGAGAGAGGGTTCGCGTGAGCGAGAAGCAGATCCGGAACACGCTAATCGGAATATGCTGGATATTATCGATTACAGTGGCTTGGTTATGGAACGGCAGCGACCCGGAACTGCAGACGAAACTGGCCGAGAGATTACTGCAGACGAAGCAGTGCAAGCTGGCTGGATCGATAGGCATAGATTTCAGCACAAAAAGGGCACAGATCACCTGCTGGTCTGGTGATGTATTCGAGAAACGATAAATAGAGGAATTAACAATGGAATCGATAGCAGAAGCAATAAATCTATTAGCCTTCATCGTGCTTTTTGTCGGAGTAATAATTTTTTTTAAGCCGGGACGATAGGAATTAACAGGGCGGATGGACCTCAAATACCCCGTCGGTAGGTATGCAATGGACCGGATGCCAGATGATGATGGCCCCTGCGCGTTTCATCCACATCATCAGGTTAAAACGCCATCCGGGAAACTTTGAACGTGTAATCCGGACCAGCCGACACCAACCAACCAAAACAGGAGTAGATGATGAACCTAGAAATTAACGAGATGACGATGGAAGTAACGAACATCAATACCGGAGTCGAAAACCATAGAGACGAGACGGTGCTGGCGACCGACATCAGCCTATCGGCTAACCTGCCAGTTGATGCCCTATCGAAATTTTCAGACACCGATAAGGACTGGGCGAAGGTATGGAAATCACTACTATGGAACAACAAAGGGGAAATAACAGGCCATTGCCTCAGCCACATCGAGTTCCAGCATGAGTTCACCGATCACACCGTTCGCATCCAGGACGAGGACAGCAACACGATGGAGTTCGCCAGTGCCAGGGTGAGAAAATTCACCGCAGCTCCTCTTCCTGGTTACCGGATCAACCTGAAATTCCAAGTCCGCGTTCATCCTGACAAACGCGAGAATGGAGAACTAACAGCTCTGCAGAAGGAGGATACAGCCGTCGAGATCATTGGATCACCACAAGGTGATCTGCTTCAGGAAGACGGGAAAGTCGCCGACATAAATAGCGCGAAGGATAAATAACCAGCATGGAGGACAAAGACCTTCCTGAAGGTATTCAGGGCTGCACCTGCTACCAGGCTAAGCCGGATGACGTCGAGGCATATTTCTCCGGATACTGTAACCCGGCAGTAGGTAACGGCCCTGATTACTACGACGTCAAGATCAAGCTCCGGAGTGGGGAGTGGATTGATATTTACAGAAAAGAAGGATATCTGACGGCGATGCCATACAAGGCAACCGAGTGGAAAATCGCAGAGATTATCTTGTGGTCTTATTGCGGAAACCAGAAGCTTGTAGGCCATACCGCATTGGCTAAGAAGCTGCGCGACTGGAAGGCGCACGATCTGAGACGAATAACTCCCCACGAGATACGTCTATTCCTGGTCGAAAATCAAAAGCCCATGCCGTGATCGAATACAAAAAAATGCTATAATATCAACCTGATATGGAGGGATAGTGGCAAAAAAAAATAAAGACGGTTCAGAATGGCAGAACCGGATTACCAGAACCGGTAAGGCAAACCCAGAAAAGCTACTGGCGAATCCGCGCAACTGGCGCATTCATCCGAAGTACCAGCGCGAAGCCCTGAAGGCCGTCATGGACGAGGTCGGGTGGGTACAGCAGATAATCGTCAATCTCACCACCGGGCTCATCGTCGACGGCCACCTGCGTGTTGCCATGGCAATAGAGCGAGGTGAGAAAAGGATACCGGTCAACTACGTCGAGCTCACTGAAGAGGAGGAGGCGATAGTCCTCGCCACCATCGACCCTATCGCGGCTATGGCTAAAGCAGACGACGATCTGCTGGACGAGTTGGCTGCAGCAATCGAGACCGACAACGAGGCCCTGCAGGACCTGCTCAACGGAATCACGCGGGACCACGACGAAGACGACGACGAAGACCCTGCCGAGCGGAATCGATCGAAGGCCATGATCAAGAAGTGGGGCGTGAAGGCAGGACAGACGTGGTCCATCGGCAAGCACAAACTCTGTTGCGGCAACTCAGGAGATCCGAAACTCTACAAGAAGCTTATGGGCGTGGAAAAAGCTGCACTATTATTCACCGACCCACCCTATGGAGTCTCCTACAAGGCCAGGTCAGGCAAGTTCGATGACATCGCAAACGACGAGCTAACCGGTGACGCGCTCGTAAAGTTCCTCGTCAAAACCCTTCGCCACACCGTGAAGTACACCAGGGACGACGGTGCGTTCTACATCTGGCATGCCTCGAGCACCAGGGTCGAGTTCCAGGACGCGCTCAGAGCCATCGGCCTCGAGGAGCGCCAATATCTGATCTGGGTCAAACCGGCGGCCGTGCTCGGATGGGGCGACTACCGGTGGGCCCACGAGCCGTGCTTCTACGCCAGCAAGGCAGGCGAGACGCCCTTGTTTTACGGCGACCGCTCCAACACCACCACCTGGTATGTCAAGAAGGCCGAGACCGACGAGGTAGCGACAGCGGTCGGTTCAGGAGTCTTGCTGAGCAACGGCGAGAACGACACCCTGTACGTCACTGCCAAACCACCCAAGAACAAGCGCCTCCGCAAGATCAGACTTCAGGATGGAGCAACCGCCTGGTTGTACAGCCGAGACCAGCAGGACGATGTCTGGGAGGTTGGCAAAGTAGGCAAGCCCGAACACCCGACTGAGAAACCACCAGAACTCGCCAGGCGGGCAATCGAGAACTCCACCCAGGAGAATGAGATCGTGCTGGACGTGTTCGCTGGCACCGGTGGTACATTCATTGCCGCGGAACACACCGGGCGCCGGGCAAGAGGAATAGAACTTGAACCCGGATACGTCGCTGTCACGCTTGAGCGTATGTCAGAGATGGGCCTTAAGCCAGAGTTGGAGAAATGAGATGGCATCCAGGAAACAAAGCACCAAGAAGACCACTCGTAAGAAGACTGGGAAATCGAAATCCCGCAAGAAGGCCAGCAAGCGGAAAGGCCGGAAAAAAACCCCAAGTAGATCTCCTATTCAAAAAAAATCCGATGAAGGTTATGGCGACAACGCTGAGCTTCCAAAACCCCAGGTAGGCAGACGAACGACCCTAACTCCAGAGCTACAGTCCGACCTCGTCAAGATCATCCAGATCGGGAATTATTACGTGACAGCCTGCCGGTACGTCGGCGTCCCAGAGAGCACGTTCTACCGCTGGTTGGAGCGAGGAGAGAAGGAGATCGCCCGTATAATCGAAATTGAGGAGAAGAAGGGTAAAGAAGTGAGGCCGAATAAGCGGGAGCTTATATACGTGGAATTCTGGGAGGCTATTAAAAGGGCCGACTCGTCAAGCGAGGTTACAGCCATGCTTAAGGTCAAGTCAGCATTCGGGGACAGCTGGCAGGCCGCTATGACATTCCTTGAGCGGCGCTTCGCGGATCGATGGCGCCGGAAGGACCGGACCGAGATCACAGACGGGGACGGAAACCCGGTTCAAGTGATGATCTACTTGCCCGACAATAAGAGGGACTGATATGAATTGGTGCCAACCCCACTGGGATCAGTTAAAAGCAGCAATTGAGATACGCGGCCTCTCCAAGTTCGTAGCAAAAGACGGCTCCGAGAATGTAGCGAATATACGAGAGCAGATCGAGGGAGGGGAAGAGAAGTTCGACCCGCTGATGGGCGCATGGATCAGGATCAACGGGTATATGCTAAAAAGCCCTGCATGCAAAGGCAGAATCCTGATATGCCCGCTTTGCATCCTGGTTACCGATTGCAGACCAGAACTAGTTTCAGATTGGATAGACGGCGTCGCCGACGCCGCCCTCAAATATGCGATAGAAGAGGGATTAATGCCGTTGCAGTAGCGAAATATGCAGCTTGTGAGCCATTGTGGGCGATGTGAGACAAAGATATGCGATGTGCCCCATGGTAACCGCTGGTAACCGCTGGTAACCACCGGTAAAGCGATGTAGGCCATGGTAAGAATGTGCCAAGGGCCACAAACGCTGATCATCCCAGGGACTAGACTTCTGCCGCAAAACGTCCGCATAATGGACGCGCGCACGGAGGTGGCGGAATGGTATACGCCCCTCGCCACAATGAGGGAGTTGCGGGTTCGAGTCCCGTCCTCCGTGCCAACACAAGTCAGCGCATTAGCGCATCACAGTCACAAAAAGGAGAACGTCAATGTCAGCAGTAGAAATCAAGACCATCATCCCTTTGTACGAAGCCCGCGTCATCAGCTACAAACAACCAAACAGCGAACCACGAGAGATGCGGGTCGCAGAGGGGTGGGCAGCAATCATCAAGAGCGGGCCGAATCCAGAAGACATAGATTCGGCAACCATCTATTACGATCATCACGGTTTATACAGGGGATTCGTTGATATGGATTTGGGAAGTTTTGAATTCATCTGGTCACCACACACAGACATAAACCCAGAGCAGAACGAGAAGGACGTCTCATGGGACATGGACGACGAGTTCGTGTTCCTGTTTTTGGAGTACCTGAACTACAAACAAACGAGGTAATAATACCGGGCCAAGGACGGCCCAATGAGGACCAGAACATTATGGCACACAGGACAAAAAACAAAGGGCCAGGATGGATCGGATCAAAAGGCGATGATCAGATGTGGTACTGGTTGAGAACGATACGACGTCGGACACGAAACAAGATCGCAAAGGCATCACGCAGGATTAACAGGGAAGCGAATAGACGTAGATCTAAAAGACACAAATGCAGAAAATGACAGCCTATTACAATGAACACGACCTATACGCTGCGGAATGGTTGCGGAACCTGATCAAGGCTGGGCATATCGCACCCGGCGAGGTCGATGAAAGGAGTATCGTGGATGTCCGACCAAATGACCTTCGAGGATTTACACAGTGCCACTTCTTCGCCGGCGTCGGCGTCTGGAGTTACGCCCTCAGACGAGCGGGATGGCCAGATGATCGAGAAGTATGGACCGGATCCTGCCCATGCCAGCCTTTCAGCGACACAGGCAAAAAAGGCGGGTTTGATGATGAGCGGCACCTCTGGCCCGCATTCGACTGGCTCATCCAGCAGTGCCGACCTGGCGTCGTCTTTGGTGAGCAGGTTGCAAGCAAGGACGGCCTCGCTTGGCTCGACCTTGTACAAACTGACATGGAAAACAAGGGCTACGCCATCGGGGCGGTTGATTTCTGCGCTGCGGGCGTCGGTGCTCCGCACATCCGGCAAAGGAGCTGGTTTGTCGCTGAAAGGTTGGACGACACCGCAGGCGCACGACACAAGTCCAAGGGGGGCAGGGAACAGGAAAAACCAGAAAGCAGGAAATGCTTGTCTGGCGTGGGATGCGAAAGCGGCGGGCTGGGTGACACCATCGACCCGGGACTGGAAGGACACCCCGGGCATGAAGACCACCAGGCCGGACGGAAGGAGCAGGATCGACCAGCTTCCGAGGCAAGCGGTACAGGCGGACTGGAACCTTGTGCCTTCTGCGGATACGAATTTGATCAAGAAACCCTCGGACGATATGGATGCCCAAACTGCCTCGGAGAAGGACTCGATGAAGATGGCGGGATGGAAAACACCACGACTGAACGATTACAAAGGGGGCTTATCGCCGAACGGCAAAAGCAAACGGAAAATAGCGGATTACTTTCTACCGGATCAGGCGACGATGTTAGTGGGCCCGGCCAGACTAACGGCTACTGGAGAGATGCTGACTGGCTCGGATGCCGGGATGGAAAGTGGCGGCCAGTTAAACCCGGCACATTCCCGCTGGTTGATGGGCTTACCAGCGATATGGGATCTGTGCGCACCGGCGAAGATAGCCCGTTCCGCGTTATCAAAGACTCGGAAACGGGCAAAAGTATAGGGCAGGCTCCATGGCGAGTTGGAATGCTTAAAGCTTACGGAAACGCTATCAATGCTGAAGTCGCGACGGAAGTGATCAAGGCATATATCGGACGATGAGCAAACCAGACAGAAATAAGGCAGAGCCGTCCGATAAGGACTACGGCGTAGGAGCCTCGCCCGGCCGGGGTCTGTCGAATACGCCGGGATTAATTCAATCGGGAGGCATCCACATCATACGAGACGACGACGACCGCCGACAGTGCCTGCACTGCGGCGCCCACGACCACGAAACGAGGAACTGCGAATGAACACACAAGACCCGAAGTACGACATCGAGGACGGCAAGCTGGTCAACTCATCTACCAGGAAGCCGATCCCAGACGATGAGCCGATCTTCATCCTGCGAGCCAAGGATAAGAATGCAGTAGATGCGATTGAGCATTACAAGACGCTATGCAATAACTCCGAACACCGGCGATCCGTGGCAGTCAGAGTGTGGGATTTCTGCGGGTTCTCCAGCGAAAACCCGGACCGCATGAAAGAGCCGGACAACTGAGATGAACGAGAACAACACATCATCTGGGTCACTGCACGGTGGCGCCCGCCAGGAGGGCAAGACCATTACTCACGGCGACGAGATACAGCGCCTCCAGGACATCATCCTCCGGAAAACAAAGCTGACCACCAAAGTAATCGGCGAACGTGACCAACTCAGGGACCAGTTCGGATCGATACGCATGGCAGCGCAGCCATTCCTGAGCCTATCCGGGATCGTCAGACAGGCGCACCTGATCAAGCTGGAGAATGCACTCAACGCCGCAGACAAGCTCGAGGCCGACACCGGAAAAGGCTGCAGCGTGTGTGGAGACTTGCCGGCCGTGAACGTCAGAATCGACCACGAGGACACCGATCTGTGGCTATGCGGTGGATGCGTCGGAGAACGGAGCGAGGTCCAGGGAGCGATGGAGCGTCCGACCACGGAAGTATGGGCGGCCATGGCTGACCAGTTCGTCCTCTTTCACGGCAAGCACCACGATACGGCCATCACGGCCATACACGAAGCCATGGTTAAAGCTGCCTACAAAGGCAATACTGGATGACCAGTGAGCGCATCATCGATGCGATCACCGCGACTATTATCGTCGTAGGCTTTGCATTTGCAGCACGAGCCGAACTACTGCAGGCATGGTACCGATGGGCATACTGAGTGACACAGCGGACGGCCTCGCTGACATTTGCAAATCGATGGACAGCCTTAGCGAAAGCATAGAGAAGCATTCGTCGAACCTCGCCATCCTTGCCGAGGAGAATCGGTCCCTCAAGAAGGAGAACTCCAAACTGAAACTCCAGCTCTCCAAAGACAGAAAGTAGTACAATCGTTCCATGGCAGCACCCGCCACCAAGATAATCGAACTACGTCCGCAGCCAGGCCCCCAGGAAGCATTCTTATCGAGCCCGGCAGACATCATCATCTACGGAGGCCATGCCGGCGGTGGCAAGAGCTACGGCCTCCTCCTCGAACCGACGAGACACATCAACGTCAAAGGATTCGGCGCCGTTATCTTCCGGCGGAAGCTGACCCAAGTCACGAACGAGGGGGGTCTGTGGGATGAGGCCCTTGGCATATACCCGATGCTTGGAGGCAGGGACCGGGGAGAACCACACCTCGACTTCAAGTTCCGTGGAGGGACGAAGATCGGGTTCGCCCATCTGCAGCTCGAGGACACAGTGCTGGATTGGCACAGCGCCCAGATCTGCATGCTCGGATTCGATGAGCTGACACAGTTCAGTAAGAAGCAGTTCTTCTACATGCTGACCCGGAATCGGTCGGTATGCGGCATCAGGCCCTACGTCAGGGCGACCTGCAACCCTGACGCGGACTCATGGGTAGCCGAGTTTATCAGTTGGTGGTGGGACCCAGAGACGGGCTACGCGATCCCTGAACGGTCTGGCGTTATCAGATGGATGGTAAAAATCGACGAGGAGGTTAACTGGTTCAACAGCGATAAAGAGGCAATCAAATGGATTAAGGCAAATGGCCATCCGGAAGATCTCCTGCCCAAGAGCGTGACGTTCATCGAGGCGAAGCTGGACGACAACAAGAAGCTCCTGGAGAAGGACCCAAACTACAAGGCCAACCTGTACGCGCAGGACCGTGTAACCAGGGAGAGGCTGATGGCCGGCAACTGGAAGATCAGAGCCACAGGGGGAAACCTATTCAAGAGGGAGGACTTTGAGATAGTAGACGACTACCCGAGGGACTGGGTGAAGGCCGTGCGGTACTGGGACTTCGCTGGCACCGAGGCGAAGCGGGCCAGATCCAAGAACAAGATCCTCGAACACCTGACGAACGACCCCGACTGGACAGTCGGCATGAAGGGAGTGCTGGACCGGCACGGAACGATATTCATCGTCGACATGATCCGGAAGCGAATATCATCAGGGAAGACAGAGGTGCTCACGAAACAGACAGCAGAGATTGACGGCAAACGGGTTCAGGTGTGGATCGAGCAGGAGCCTGGATCATCAGGAAAATTCGTCGTCCATCATTATCGCAAGAAAGTCCTACTCGGCTACACTGTGAAAAGTGACAAGGTAACCGGATCAAAACTATCCAGGGCTGAGCCATACCAGGCGACAGCCGAGGCAGGAAACATCAAGCTGGTGCGTGGACCATGGAACGCGGTATTCTTGGACGAACACGATGCCTTCATTACGCCAGGGGTTCACGACGATACTGTTGATGGCGGGTCAGGCATGTATAAGGCTCTGACAGAGAAACCAGCGAGCACGACCCAGGCCATGGCTAACAGGAGCAAATGATGAGCGCGAAACTCAAGATCGTACCCGTGGCAGACAGAAACCGGGAACGCATGGACCGGTGGATCAACCAGACAAACAAGTTCGGATCGGTCACAGATCCAATAGCCCGTACCTCATTTTTCAGAGACTTTAACGTAGACAGATTCGTGCTGGAGGCGATGTTTAGATACGACTGGGTCACGAGACGTGCAGTTGAGATTCCGGCAAAGGACGCAACACGGGAATGGATTATCCTTCAGCACGACGATCCAGAGCGAGTACAGGCAGCAGAGGACGAGCTCGAGCGCATAGACGCCCGCGGCAAGTTCGAGGAGGCTATCCTCTTAGGCAGACTTTACGGCGGCAACGTGATGATCCTCGGGGCGTTTGATGGCAGGGCACCGGAGGAGCCACTGACAGTAGCGAAGCGCCCAACACTGTTCGTGGCTAACGTTGATAGATTCCTTGCATACCCTCAGACGTTCTACACAGACCCGCTGGACCCGAACTTCGGCGAGGTCGAGCTGTACCTTGTTAACCGGCCACACGTCCATGGCTCAGACGTCAAGCGTGTCCACGAGAGCAGGATCATCCGGTTCGATGGCAACTACCTACCACCGCTTGAACGGATCCGAAACTTCACATATGGCGCGTCGATCATTGAGAACATATTCGAGGCCGTGCGCCAGTTCGGAGTAGCAAACCAGTCTGGCGCATCGATCCTTGAGGACTTCATCACCAAGAAGCTTAAGATCGCTAACCTGGCTGACCTCGTATCGAACGAAGCCGGTGAAGCCATGCTGATCAAGCGCATGGGGATCATGGCAGCAGAGATGGCGACCAACAACATAGCTCTGTATGGAGAGGACGAGGAGCTGGAGAAGATGGGGACACCAGTCTCTGGCCTGCCAGACATGGTCGATATCTTCATCGATATCGTATCGGCAGCGGTCGAGATTCCTAAGTCCAGGTTCTTCCACAACCAAACGGGCCGACTGGGCGGAGATGCCGGCGCCAACGACCTGCGGAACCACTACGACAACATAGCCGCATACCAGAAGAACAGACTACGAGCCAAGATGCAGAGGTTCCTTGATGTCGTGCTTGCTCCGCTTGGATTCGAGTCAGGTGAGATGGGGTTCGAGTGGGCTCCACTATGGCAACTGTCAGAGACCGAGCAGGCAGAGGCCAGGCTATCAGTCGCACAATCAGACCAGATCTACATCCAGAATGGTGTGGTCGAACCTGAAGAGGTCGCCATGAGCCGATTCAGTGAAGAGGGCATCAACCTTGACGACATGACGATAGAGATTAAACCTCGAGAGGAGTTCCTGGCAGCATTGAAGGCAGGAGAAGGTGAGACCCAGGAGGAGGATATCACTGGCGAAGAAGACTTCGAGGATCAGGAAGGCGGTATGTCCATGGATGAAGAAGGCAAGATGACCTGGCCGATGTTTATGAAGGGCAAGATGGGACCACTGATGAAGAAACACATGAAGGCAGGAAAGTCTCACTCAGAATCCCACGTCGCAGCCATTAAAGAGATCGCTGCCAAGTGGGAGAAATACAAAAAAGCACACAAGGGGAAAACAGATGGCTGATCCAGAAGAAGCGATCACAGAACTTGAAGGATTTATCGGACATCGGGTATGTACTACGCTGATGGTGATTGGTGCAGAGTCAGGACATATCGAACGCAGCGAATGGGACACCCGTGTAGGACAGGCCGTTAAGGACGCCTACGATGACTTCTACAAACAGGACCAGACACAACGGAAAGGGTAGATGGCTAACGTCGTAGCAGTTAGCGAGAACATCAGGCGGCGCCGGCGCGGGCTCGAATTTGTAGAACGCAACAGACGCAAGAAGCGCATGCCGCCACAGATGAAGCTGAGACGGTTCGAGAGGGCTCACCAGGCGCACATTATGGCGTTGATCAAGCCATACGAGGAGATGGTCAAAAGCGAACTGTTTCCGGTGATCGAGACCATTGTCAGTGAAAGCAAGGTCAGGGTGGATGATCCGACTGACATCATCGAGCGCATATTTAACGGCATCAGAGTCAGGTTCCTGACCACATTTACCGATCAGTCAATTGAACAGGCAACACTGAGGACAGCGGCAGCGATAGACCGTGAAAACAGAGACCTGTTCAGGCGTCAGTTTAAGACCGTATTCAATGCAGATCCGGTAGCAGCTGAGCCATGGTTGGAGCAGGAGGTCAGGACGTTCGTCGCAGAGAACGCATCGCTGATTAAGACATTACCAGAGGAGAACCTGGCTGACATCGAACAGATGGTGTTCAGAGACGCACGTCGAGGAGAGTCACCGCAGAAGATCAAAGCAAACATACTCGAGCAGTTCGAGTCCACCGAGTACAAGGCCAGACGCATCGCACGCGACCAGGTATCTAAGTTCAACGGCAGGCTGAGCGAACTACGCCAGCGGCAGACAGGAATCACCAGGTACGAATGGCAGACGTCAGAGGACGGCAGAGTGCGATCAAGGGCGAATACGTCTGGATATTCTGACCATGCCAGGCTTAATGGAAAGATATTCTCATGGGACGATCCACCGGTGACTGTGTTTAAGGGGAAGCGGGCCGGCGAACGAAACCACCCAGGCCAGGATATCCAATGCCGATGCCACGCGATCCCGGTGATGGATGACCTCTTGTAATCAACCGCAAGCCTGTCTACCATTCGACCATGGCTCTCAGATTCGACATCACGAAGCTCGACGACCCACGGCGTGATCACAACGGCTACCTTGTAGCCGATGCACACGCAACCAGAACAGGCGTGTTCGTTTATCACCATCCTGATGGGTCTACCACACGCGAGCTTCGCCATCCTGATGACGTTTTCAAAACCGGATCTGTTAACACCCTCAAAAACAGACCGCTCACAGATGGACATCCCCTCGAAGGTAAGGTCGACTCAAGTAATACCAAACGTCTCGCTGTCGGAATGACAATAGAGAACCCGAAACACGGTGACAGGTACATCGATACCAAGATACAGATCACAGATGAGACCGTCATCGAGAGGGTGCTTACTGATGACAACCCACTTCGAGAGCTGTCATGTGGTTACGAGGCAGAGATTGTTAAGGAGGACGGCGTCTATCAAGGCGAGGAGTACGATCACCGTCAAACGAACATCAAGTACAACCACATCGCACTCGTCAAACGTGGTCGGGCAGGACCAGAAGTACGACTGCAGCTGGACGAAGAAGATGCCGCCGGCGATGGTCTCGAGGACTTCGTGAAGACGGACATCGAGACTACCGAGGAAAAGATACACATCCCTGTACGTGGGAACGAACAGTTCAAAGAGGGAAGCTTCAGAACGATCAAACTGAAAGGGGTCGAAGGAGTCAGCCTGGTTACAGCAAAACTCAAGAACCCGACTGACGGAAAAGAGGGATCGATGGTCTCTCAGAAGTTCATCTTCGATAAGAACAAATTCAACATGGAGCAGGCTAAGGAGTTCGTATCTAAAAACAAAGGAGACGCCGCCGATGATCTCGTCGTAGATTTCCAGGAGACTGATAAAACAATAGAGATCGACGTCAAGGGTTTCAATATGTTCGTCCCTAAGTCGTTCAGGACCGTCGACATCAAAGGGGTCGATGGTGTACAGGTACTCGTCGGAAGATTAAACAGACCTCACAGTGGAAAAGCTGGATCTGATACACCACAGAAGTACATATTTGATAAGGAAAAATTCTCGGTATCAGAGGCTAAAGCATTCATCGCAAAACGTGGCGATTCAGCCGACCTTGTAAAAATCAAAGATATCGACCAAACTAGCAACAGAGACAAGCCTAAACCCAGAGGGGACAGCGACATGATCAAGATCAAACGCGACGCCGTAAAAATCCGCGCCTTCAACATGGATGCATTCGAGCTCCAGATCGAAGACAACGTAGAGAGCGGCGAGAAGGCCGTCGAACTCGTCATCGACAGACTGGACGTTGCCATTGCCCATATCAAAACACTCGAGGGCGAACTCGACCACAAACAAGGTCGCATCGATGCGCTTGGTGACCAAGGCAAAGTGTCACTGTCGAAACTTAACGATCTTGTTAAGGACCGGACAGATGCGATCAATGCCGCCCATTACCTCGGCCTCACCGACTATATGGACATGGAGACCGAAGCACTGAAGAAGGCGGTGGTCTGTAAGGCATACCCACAAGTCAAGCTCGATGACCTCACATCCGATCACATCGAGGGTCGTTACGATACGATCATCGAAGGAATCAAGACCGAGAACAACAACCTGAAGTCCATGCAGGAGCTCAAGAGTCCAGCAGGTAAGGGCAGTCGGTTCCCGGTCAGAGCAGACGAAGGCGATCCTCGCTCAAAGTTCCTGGAAGATACGCAGAATATGTACATGAG